TCAGGTCACCTTCGGCGTGCGACGCCGCACAGGTGCCCTCCGAACCGGCTCAGGTTCGGGGAGGGCACCCTCCTCCTGAGCCGGCTCGGGGGACGGGGAGAGGGTTCGCAGGAAGGCCAGGACCAGGTTGGCCGGCAGGCCGGTGCCGCCGGCGATGGTATGCCCATCGTGCCCGGAATCGGCCAGCTTGCGGATCTGATTCTTCTCAATGTAATTGAGCCCAGACTTCATGCTTGCCCCCTTAGATCGCGTTGAGTGCGCTGACACGCACCAGGTGCTCGTCCTCAACCCGGATGGCGCCGAAGGTCGATGCAGCATATACGCGCCAGGCGTAGCTGATGCTCGGGTCCTCGGTGACGCGGGTCCAGATGTCTTTGTTCATCTGGAAGCCTATCGCGCGGCGGGTCATAGCGAAGCACCAGGTTGCGCTGCCGTCCTGGCCCACACTCGAATCCTCGAGCAGAGTGGACACCAGCCAGGTGTAGCCCATCCAGGACTCGACGTAGCCCTTGGTCGTCAGGGGCGCCATCGTGTTGTAGTCGGTGGACGTGGCTTCAGTCAATTGCAGCAGCTTGCGTGCTTGCGCCGGCGACACCACAAAGACCTTCTGTTCTTCGGGGTCGATGTCGTTCTGCATGAACTTCTCGGTGACCGCGGTCACGAGGTCATAGCTGAACGCCACAGGGGCTGCGGCGGTGCCGATACCCTGGCCAGCAGGGAATGTGACAGCGGCGCCGGTGCCGTCGCGGCTGTCGCCGGTGGCTGCCGTGATGATCTCGCGATCATGCGCGCGTCGCATTGCCTTGCCCTGTGCCACCGCCAGGTTGCTGTTCGGGTCGACCAGCATCTGCACGATGTCCTCCGGCTCGGTGCTGTCGCCGGTGTGGTAGGTCACAGGGATAGACTTGCGGCGATCCCAGGGATAGTCCTGCACAGGCGTGGCGACCAGGCGGGTCGTCTTCTGCACAGCCTCGGCCGGCCCCAGGGTCTCCCAGTTGTGGCCTTCGGACTGCACGGATTTCTCCATGACCCAGGGGCGCAGACGGGTGACGCCCTGCTGGGCGAGGTGGCGCACGGTGCGCTCGTAGGTCTGGATATATACATTGTCGACGGTGTTAGCCATGATGACGGCCTCGAGTTGAAAGTGGATGATGTCTCACTTCCGAACGCACCCCGGCAACGCCGGCGCTCGTGGCCGCCTCATGCACCCCGGCTGATGCCGGCAAAAGGCGGGTGATATTCCTGCGCTTGATTATCGCGCAGCTCTCCTTGCTGCGCAATAGCTCTAGCCTTTCCGCACCTCCTCGTACTCGAGCCGGGAGATCTCGCGCTGGATATACCACTGCGCTTTGCGCAAATCCTCGAGGCCGCCCTTGAGGTTGGCGCGCCAGATGTACTTGATGGCATTGCCCAGGCAGAAGCCCATGTGCTCGGTGACGTCGATGCACTCCACGCCGCTCGGGTGCGACGTGTAATGCCTCGGGTGATCGACCGGGTCGTGCGCCGGCTCGAGCTCGACCGTCAGGCAGGCATCACAGATCGGCGCCTGGTCCTGCAGCCGGGCACGCCACCTGGTGAACATCGTCGGCACCGGCCCGAAGGCGCTGCAGCCGGCGCAGTGCTCCCACTCCACCTGCTCAGCGCTCACGAGTAGGCCGCCTGCATCAGCTCAAGCCGGCGCTTCATCAGGTACTGCTTGCGCTCGGCGGGGATGTCGAACTTGCCTACCAGCTGCGCCTCGACCTCCTCGAGTTGGGCGAAGGCCTCGGCCGGGGTCAGCGGGCCTTTGGCCGGCGGCTTGCCCTGATCGGCGACAGCACCGCCCTCAGGAGCTCCCATGCGCTCGACCAGCGTATGGAACCAGCGCAGGGTATCGGCGTTAATGCCGCCGCTCTGCAGCGCTTCTACGAGGTCCTGCGGCGCGTCAGTGGATGCCGCCAGCTGGACGATCTGCTGCATCCGGGTATCGTGCGCGCTGCCCCATTCCCCTTTGAGCTGCGCCAGGTCACTGTCGGCAGCGGTGCGGGCTTCGGCCAGGCGCTGCACGTCCTGGCTCAGCATCTGCTGCATGAAGCCCTCGAACTGCTTGCCGGTGAGGCCGGCCTGGTGGGCCATGGCCCGCAGCTCACCGACGCGCTCGTCGGCGATCTCGAGGCCCTCGACCTCGGGCAGCTGGTACTTGCCCGGGTCGTCGGGCATACCCAAGGCCTTGAGCGCCAGCTTGAGGCTGGCCTCGTCTGCCGGCTTGGGCATCAGCCCCGGGGCCTTCTCTAAAACGCGCTGGTAGAACTCCTGGCGCTGCTGTTCACTAGCATCAGGCCCTGGTATGCGGAGGGAATTGCCGGTAACCTCAGCGGCTCGCTGCATGTCGGCGACGGCCTGCTCGAGGCTGGGCGCGCTTCGGATCCAGGGGGCGGTGCCGAGCTCGGGAGGGAGAGAAGCGCGCCAATCAGTACCGACGCCACTCCCAACATCAGCAGGCCCGCCAGCCACACCGCCAGCGCCACTATCGCCAGTATTTTGTTCATCACTCATCACCTATGCCCTCAAGTAACCGGATCATGTAGACAACGACGTCGCGCTGTCCGAGTCGGTAGTACGTATCCTCGACGGTGCCGCCCCGCAGGTCGTCGCCGTCGAACTCCTCGAGCAGAAGCGACAGCAGCTTCTGCCCGGGTTCTGTGCTCAGCGCCTCGCGCACCACCTTGCCCTTGGTGCGCAGCCGCTCCTTCGCCAGCTCGATCGGCCCCATCATACCGGCGGCCCCATCTCAGTCGGCTCGACGCCGGCGCCCGGCCGGGGCACGGTGCTGCTGACCTGCTCGAGCGCCGCGGCGCCCTCACCCAGGGCCTTCATGCCTTCGCCCTGCATCTGCTGCTGCTGCGCTTGGGCCGCGGCCAGCTCGCGGCCAGCGCGCTCGGCGCGGATCTCCTCGACCTCCTGCGAGCTGCGCAGCATCTTGGCCGGCACCGACAGCATTTGCGCAACCTGGCGCGCGATCTGGTCGGGGTCGGGGATGTCCAGCAGCTCGGGCAGCACCTGCGCCATCTGCGCGATGTTCATCAGCCAGCGCTCGGTGCTCGCCACCTGGTCGGTGCGCTGAGCGCGCGACAGCGGACCCAGGTAGTCGATGTCCATGTGCGCTGCGATCGACGCCACAGACTTCGGCACCTCGGGCAGCCGGCCGGCGCGCAGCAGTATGTTGAACGTGCGCTGGATCATCGGGTCCAGGAAGTCCGACTGCAGGCGCCCCAGGGTCGGGCCCAGCAGGCGCTGCATCATCTCGTAGCGGACCTGCACCTCGGTCGCGGTCATTGCCGGGCTTTCCTTCAGCTCGAGCTGGTCCACGAAGAAGTATTGCCGAATGGCCTGGCGCAGGTCGGCGATCTCGACCTCTCCGGCGTTGATCTGGCTGCCGGTGTCCAGGGGCGCCAGCTTGGTAATGTCGCGCATCACCGTGAGGCCCCGGGCCTTGAGGTTAAGGTCGGACAGCAGCGCCCGCTCCTCGACCTTCTGCGGCGGGTCGATCAGCTTCTCGATCGCCTTGATGCGCATCTCGATCACCTGATTAAGCGTCAGGACGTCGGCCAGGGCGATCATAGCCGGGCTGTTGCCCCAGGTGCTCTCGGATGTCTTGCGCCACCGCGGCACGAAGGCCGGCATCTCGTAATAGCCGCCGCTGCCGCGTTCGCCCTTGAAGAGCTCGGCGCCCTGGCGGGTCACGTAGCAGTATTGGTAGGGCCGGCGCTTCGGTGCCAGCTTCTTGCTGGTGTCGGCGTCACGGTTCCAGGGGTCCGGGTACACGCAGAAGATGACGTCGATGCGCCCATCGGGGTCGCTGCTGTGCTTGTCGAGGACGATCAAGGGGCAGTTCTCGGCGCCGAACTTGTCGATGTACCGCGACGGTGTCCACTGCAGCAGGCGGTAGAAGGCATAGACCTGGCCGACAGCGTCCTGCTCGAAGTATGCCTCCTTGATCGGCACGCTGGTGAACTGCAGGCCGCCCCAGGCGCCCATGTGGTCGGTGACGGGCTCCTCGACGATGATGCTGGTGCCGTAGCCTACCAGGTCCAGGTACGTCTCGTTGGCCTCGAGATTGAAGTTGCTGTCCTGCAGGGAATCGAATACGCGCTTGCTGCACTCCTCGAGCCACTCGACGGCCTCGCTATCCTCGGTCAGCTCGCCCTGCCGGAAGCGCAGGTCGAACCAGCGGATCGCCGGCGTCGTCAGGCTGCCGTGCAGGCTGGCTGCCAGGGACTGCGCAGCCATCACCGCGGTGCTGTCGTATATCTCGCGCTTGCGCCACTCGATCGCCCCCTCGCTGCTAGACTCCTCGAAGAAGCGGCCGCGGTAGGGCATGATGAAGCGCTCGATGACGTCCCAGGACTCCTCGACTGTGTGCCGGCTGTTGTAGAGCTGCTCGAACCGTTTGACTATGTGCGCGGGGTCTTTCATCGGAGTGATCCTATGACACGCGGCACGACCGGCCGCCGGTTGTGCTCGCTGAAATTGTAGCCCTCACCTGCGCCCAGGAGCCCATACTCGAGGCCCTCGCAGATGTGGGAATATATGTTCTTGTCGGGCTTGTCGTGGAAGCGGTCCCCGCCGCTCACCTGCAGCCGCTTGTAGGCATAGCCGCCCCGCATTCCCTTCCGCAGATACTTGCACTGCGGCCCGATCACCAGGCGCGGTAGGCCTGTCAGGGCCAGCGTCGTGAGCAGCTTGCTTACCGCTTCTCTGCGCCTCACAGGGTCCTGGCTTGGAGCTGCCACGAACGGCAGGCCTGACTGCTGCAGTATACCGAAAACGGTGTCCGACTCACGTATTGCGCTTCGCTGGTCGCCGGCGGGGTCGCCCCAGGCCTCGATCGCAGCACCAGGGTAGCGGGTATTGAGCACGCGCTTCACCTGCTCGGCGAAGCCCACGGCGCCGAGGTTCTCGGTGACGACCTCGTCAATGCACATGAAGCTGCCGGCCTGCTCCTGCATGAAGACGCACGCCGGCGTCAGCCCGAAGTCGGCGCCCAGTATGATCGGCAGGCCTGGTATGTACTGCGTAGGCTGGCAGTGAATACGATCGTTGTACTCGGGATGCACCGGCCGGCCGTCGGCCACGAAGCCGTAGTCGGCGTCGACGTAGACCCGGACCCAATCCTCGGTCTTGCCGATGCGCAGCCGGTCGTAATAGCCGGGCCGCAGGTTGTCGATGTTCTCGGCGTTGGGCGCCGTGCCGCCTGGCTGCCGGAATAGCCGATAGCCCTGGGGCCGCAGCTCCTCGAAGATGCGGTAGAACTCACTGTCCTCGTCGGGAGGGTTGGTATCAATCCACACACCGTCCCAGGTAGCCCCTCCCTGCTTGTGGGGCGGGAACCGGCCTACCCTCGTCTGGAACAGGTCGATGATGCCCCAGGGAATCTCGCGGGCCTCGTTGAACCAGCCGCCGGTGACCTCGAGGCTGAGCAGCTTGCGTGCATCCTTCGGCGTATCCAATGCCCGGAACAACACCTCCATGCTGACGTAGGTGCCGTCACCGCTCGGGTGCGGCCATTCCATCTGGAAGCTGTGGCCCGAGGCCCGGTAATGCCCGAGCTCGGGCGGTATCCACTGCTGGAAGGTTGCTATCGTTGTGTCTTCGAGCTCGCGGTAGGTGTTGCGGACCACTGCGAACTTCACAGGCCTGCAGTTGCTGCCCTTGACCGGCAGCTGTTCGTTCGCCCGGAACAGTGTCTCCATCGTGCAGGCCACCGACTTGCCGCTGCCGACCGGGCCCATGATGGCGCGAACGAAGTCGTTGCAGTTGTGGAACTGCTGCAGCGTCGGGTTGTCGGCCGCGTCGTAGTCGACCTGCGCCTCGGTCATAGGGCGCGAACCGGCAGGTTGCGTCGCATGGCGTAGGATGTGATAAAGCGGCGCGGCACGAAGGGCGTTACCCAGTATGTGCCGGAGACTCGCCTGGCAGGCAGCGCGTAGTCCCCGGGGTTGGCCTTGCCGGGCCTGACGTCGCAGCTGCGCGCCGGCATGAAGTACACGTTGCCGACTCGAAGCCGCGGCAGGCCCTGATATTCCGCGTCCATTGTTTTGCCCTCATTTGCTGATGTTGAACTTGATGCCGCTCATCGCGACCTCGTGCTTTTCGACGTACTGCTGCTCGGTCTTGTTCATCATGTCGAGGAAGCCCCGGGCGTTGACCGCGTCGCCCTTCTCGACGCACTCCTCGTATCGCTCCATCATCTGCTGCCGCAACCAGGCGCGATCGTACACGTCGTCAATGACGCGGCCTTTCCGCAGCGCCAGGATTTCGGCCCGAACGTCACGGTTTGCAACCAGGCGGCAGGCTGCCATGCGGGTGGCCCCAGGCTTCGGGCCTTCCTTGTAGCCGGCGGCCTTGTATGCGGCCGTGGCATTGTTGCTCACGACGTAATGCTC